GCGCGGCGCATGGTGCTGCAGAACTCCGGATTGCAATCGAGCTTCACGCTCGAGGCCTTCGCGAACTCGATCGTGCGCTACGAGGCGGGCGGGATCTTCCGGCCGATCAACTCGAAGGCCTCGACCCAGGACGGATTGAACCCGTCGGCGCTCGCATTCGACGAGCTGCACGCGCACAAAACCCGCGACCTCTTCGACGTGCTGCGCTCGGCCGCCGGCGCGCGCCGCGACCCGCTGTTCTTGTACACCACGACGGAGGGCTACGAGACACCCGGACCGTGGCCCGAGATCCGCCACTACGCACAGCAGATTCTCAACCGCGTGCTCGAGGGCGATCACATGCTGGTGATCTACTACGCGATCGACGATGACGATGACGACTTCGATCAGTCGAAGTGGGTCAAGGCCAACCCGATGCTCGGCGTCTCGGTCGCGCTCGAGAAAATGCAGGAGTATGCGAGCGAGGCGCGCTCGCAGCCCGGCGCGCTCTCGGAATTCCAAATCAAGCGGCTCAATCGGCGTGCATCCGCCGCCACCGGCTGGGTGGACCTGCGGCGCTGGCGCAAATGCTCAGGCCCCGTCGATCTCGACGCGCTGGTCGGCTATCCCTGTTGGGGTGCGCTCGATCTCGCGAGCACGCGCGACATGAACGCCTGGCGCTTGCTGTGGCTGAAGGACGATGTGTACTACACGTGGGGCCGCTATTGGGTTCCGGCGCTCGCCGTGCAACAGCGCACCGAGCGCCGATCGGTGCCGTACGCGGGCTGGGTTTCGGCCGGTTTTTTGACGCAAACGGAGGGCGACGTCGCCGATTATCGAGTGATCCGCGACGAAGTTGTCGCCGATTGGGAGCGCTTCTCGCCGTCCAAAGTAGCGTACGATCCGTGGAACGCGACGCAGCTGGCGCTCGAATTGGCCGAGGCCGGCATCGAGATGGAGAAGTTTATTCAGGGCCCGCGATCGTACCAACCCGCGATGCAGGCCTGCGAAATCGCCTACGTTTCGGGCAAGCTGCGGCACGCAGGGAACCCGATTCTTTTGTGGAACGCCGCTAACCTGGTGCCTCGCTATGACAGCAATCGCAACTCAGCACCCGACAAAAAACGCAGCGCCGAAAAGATCGACGGCATGGTCGCGCTCCTGATGGCGTTCGGGCTGTCAGCGGCCGAGCCCGGCGACGAAGACGCGGCCGGCTTCTTCGGCCAGGCGATCGTCGGATGAGAACCGCCGCGCAGCCTGCTTGGCGGAAAAAGACCGCCGAATTTTTCAATAGCTTCTTCGACTACGGCGGCGGCGCGCTGTCGGGCGGCTTCTATCCGGTCGCCGCCGGCGGCCAGGCGCGGCCACCGGTCAACGCCGCTCGAGCGGGCACCGGGCAGATCATCACGCCGAACGCGGCGCTCGCGCTCGCTACCGTGTGGTCATGCGTGTGGCTGATCGCCGACACGATTTCGACGCTGCCGTTCATCCTCAATCGAAAGGGCCCGGGCAACGTGACCTTCGGCGAGCCGGCGCTCGACGTGCCGCTGTACACGGTGTTGCACGACCAGCCGAATCAGAACATGTCCTCGTGCAGCTTCTGGAAAGTCATGATCGCGTCCGAGCTGCTGTGGGGAAACGGCTACGCGAGGAAGACGCTCAACAGTCAGAACCAGGTGATCAACATCGATCCGATCCGTCCGGAGTATGTCGTGCCGTATCGGCTCGAGATCCCGAACACGAACCCGAAGCAGTACGAGATCCGCTACAAGTACTACTCGCCGCTCGAGACGCAGGACTTTCCCGCCAATCAAATTTTCCACTGGCGAGATCGCACCATGGACGGCCTGGTCGGCCTCTCGCGCATCGAGTACGCGCGCAACTCCCTCGGGATCTCGAAGGCGGCCGACGAAGCGACCTCGCAGGCCTTCAAAAACGGGATGCGCACCGGCGGCTTCATCCAGTCGGAAAAGTACTTGAAGAAAGAGCAGCGCGACATGCTGCGCGACGACCTCAAAAAATTCACGATCTCGGGGCCGGAGTCGGGCGGCCTGATGGTGCTCGAGGGCGGTCTCGACTTCAAATCGATCACCATGAACCCGCAGGACGTGCAGCTGCTCGCCTCGCGACAGTTCTCGGTCGAAGACGTGTGCCGCTGGTTCAGCGTTCCGCCGGTGCTGGTCGGGCACGCCGCCGCCGGCGTCACGGCCTGGGGCTCGGGCATCGAGCAGCTGCTCTTGGGCTGGCTGTCGCTGTCGCTGCGTCCGTACGTGCGCGGGCTCGAGCAGGAGTGCGGCCGCTCGCTGATCGCCACGCCGCAGAAATCGTCGCTGTATCTGACGATCGACACCGACGATCTGCTCGGCGCCGACTCGGCCGCGCGCTCCGCGCTCTGGTCAACGCTCTCGCAAAACGGGATCATGACCCGCAACGAGATCCGCGCCAAAGAGGATTTAGCCCCGATGCCGGGCGGCGACATTCTCACCGTGCAATCGAACTTGGTTCCGCTGGAAAAGCTGGGTGAGACGCCGCCGGCGCCGACACCGCCGCCGCAGCACATCTTCAACTTTCCGCCGATCGGTCAGCCCAAGGAAACGCCGCCATGAAGCTCAAACATCGCCAGGTCCCGTTCCTGTTCAAAAAGATCAAGGACGATGGCACCTTCGAGGGCTACGCCTCGACGTTCAATAACGCGGACCAGATGCGCGACGTTGTCGTGCCGGGCGCGTTCGCCGCATCGCTCGCGAAGTGGAAGACCGACGACGCCATGCCGCCGATTCTCTGGCAGCACGACAGCCACTCGCCGATCGGCTACACGACCGACATCGCCGAAGACGGCAAGGGCCTGGCCGTCGCGGGCCAGCTGCTCATCAATGACGTGCAGCAAGCGAAAGAGGCGCACGCACTCGCCAAGGCGAAAGTGGTCCGCGGCCTGTCGATCGGCTATGACCCGGTCACCGAGGAATACGACGGCGCGACCAACGTCAATCGCCTGATCGCGCTCGATCTGTGGGAGTACTCGTTCGCGACGTTCCCCGCGAACACCGAGGCGACCATCACATCGGTCAAATCATTATTGGCGGCCGGCAGCTTGCCGTCGCTCGCAGACTTCGAAGATTTCCTGCGCGAGGCAGGGAGTTTTTCTCGAACCCAGGCCAAAGCGATCGCCAGTCGCGGCCTGCGGGTTTTGCTGGAACAGCGTGATGCTGACGGGGCAAACATCGACTCGAAAGAGACCGATGCGATCCTGGCGATGATCCGCGACAACCCCCTCAAACTCTCGTAAGGAAATCCCCTCATGTTCATTCCCCAGGCTCGAAAAATTATCACGCGCGGCGTGCTCGATTGGGACGGCAACGTCCTCGAACAAGATTTCTACTGGTATCGCGGCAAGCTCGCGCTGTGCGACGCCCCCTCGGGCGAGGCGCTGCGCGCCGCGATCCGAGAGGCGCTGACCGCACACGGCGCAGAGATCAAAGCCGTGCTCGCCAAGTACGACGACGATTTCAAAAAATTCGGCAGCGTGCAGGACGGTACGAAAGACGCGATCGCTAAGCTCAACGCCGACGGCGCGAAAATCGTGGCCGACCACGCGAAGGCAGTTGAGGAAAAGCAGGCGCTCGACCGGCGCATTCTCGATCTCGAGCAGAAGCTGCTGGCGCGCGGCCCGGGCGGCGGCGGAAGCAGAGGCAAGAACGCCGGCGAACTATTCATCGAGTCGACCGAGCTCAAGGAGTTCGCGCCGAAGGGCCGCAGCGCCAAGGCCACGAGCGCGCCGTTCAAGTTGAAGACGATCACGAGCATCCCGTTATCGGGCGGCGGCGGCATCATTCCCGAGTACTTGCCGGGCGTCGTTGTGCCGAACTTCATGCCCTTGACCGTGCGGGATCTGCTGGACGTCGGCACTACCGAGTCGAATCTCATCGAGTGGGTGCGGGAATTGGTGTTCACCAACGCGGCGGGGGTCATTTCCGAAGGCGCCCTCAAGCCCGAGTCGAACCTGACCTATGAGCGGTTGAATGTGCCGGTCGAGACGATCGGGCACTGGATCAACGCATCGAAGCAGGTCCTCGCGGACTTCAAGCAGCTGGCGACGCTGATCAACGGCCGCATGACCTTCGGCCTCAAGCTCGCCGAGGAACAGCAGATCCTCATGGGCGACGGTGTCGCGGGCAACCTGCAGGGGATCGTCCCGCAGGCAACGGACTATAGCGGCGCGCACGCGGCCGAGTACGACACCCGCATCGACGTGATTCGCCACGCGATGCTGCAAGTGCAATTGGCCTTCTATCCGACCACGGGCATTGTCATGAGCCCGACCGACTGGCACTCGCTCGAACTGACGAAAGACACGCTGCATCGCTACATCTACGCGAGCCCTGGCATGGCCACGCCGGCGATGCTGTGGGGTGTGCCGGTGGTGCAGAGCTATTCGTTCGAGCCGGGCGACTTTTTGGTCGGCGCGTTCAAGTTGGCCGCCACGCTGTTCGATCGCGAAGAAGCGCAGATCCTGGTATCGACGGAGAACCAGGACAATTTCATTCGCAACATGGTCACGATTCTGTGCGAAGAACGCTTGGGGCTCGCGGTCACGCGGCCGGCGGCGTTCGTCTATGGATCGTTCCCGGCGGGCACCAGCAACACGTAAGGCTCAAGGCGCGGGCGGCGTGTGCCCCGGCACGCCGACCCACAAGCTAAGCGCGGTCCCGGGGCGACCTAAAAAACTGTACGTATCGTTAATTCGGAGTCCATCCATGCCGCAGTGTCGAGCGCTGAAAACATTCAAGGGTCGTTACGGGCTGCTCCGGAGCGGCCAGATCTTTTCGGCGGAGAAGGGCTACGCGGACGCGCTCAAGCAGAAAAGCATGATCGTGATCCTGCCCGATGATCCGCAACCGCAGCGCGTCCAGGCCTTCCAGCGTGCGCCGCTCACGCAGCACGCCGGGGCGCCGTCGGCAAGCCCGCCGCCGCCGGTAGCCCAAGACATGGCGGGCCCCAAGGACGATGGCAAGGCGAGACCGTCTGCATCATCGCGTCGGGCCCCAGCCTCACGCCGCAAGACGTCCTCACGTCACGAGCGTGCCAGCGCACCATAGTCGTCAACACGAGCTTTCGCGCCGCGCCATGGGCGGACGCGCTCTATGCTTGCGACGATCAATGGTGGATCCACTATTTCCCCGAGATCGCGACCGTGTTCCATGGCGAGAAGTGGACCGTGTCGGCGCGCGCCCGCGATCAATTCGATTTGCACTGGATCTATGGCATGGACAAGCCGGGCCTGTCGACGAACCCGACGATGATCCACACCGGCAAAAATTCCGGTTACCAGGCGATCGGCCTGGCCGCGCTGTTCGGTTGCACGCGCATCCTGCTGCTCGGGTTCGATTTCCAACGCAGCGGCGGCAAGACGCACTGGCACGGCGACCATCCGCGCGGCCTGGGGAACGGCGGCATGTACCCGACCTGGGTCGCGGCCATGAACAAGCTCAGCGTCGATCTCGAGGCCGCCGGCGTCACCGTCATCAACTGCTCGCCCAAGACCGCGCTACAGTGTTTCGCGCGCCAACCGATCGGAGACTGCGTATGAAATTGCTGAACACCAGCGTCGGACACCGCGAGCTCGATGAGGTCCTGGCACAGGAACTCGTGGTGCGGATCCGCCTCTCGCGCGTGTTTGTGTTTCGGATCTGGCTCGGCGTGCGCCTGGTGCGCTTCGGCATGTGGGTGATCGGCGGCCGCGTCGAAGTGCTGGACGAGTCTTGAAAAAGTATCCGCAAATACTTTCCGAAGACCAAACCCTCGAGCTCGCGGCCACGCGCTCGATCGCGCGCTTCGGCGACGGCGAGTGGCGCTGCGCGGTCGAGAACGGCTGCACGTCGCAGCGCTTCGATGCCAATCTCGCGCGCGAGCTCCAAATGATCGCGCTGCACCCCGGGGATTGCATCGTGTGCCTGCCGAACATCTTCAACGGCTGCCCGCGCAAGGAGCAGTGGCTGCGGTACGCGGAGGAACGCTACGTCAAGTACTGCGGCGCGGCCGTCTATGGCAGCGCCTTCATCACGCGGCCCGATAACGCGCCGTGGATCGACACGCCGAAATATTGGGACCAGGTCCGCGACCTGTGGCGCGGCAAGGACGTGATCCTCGTCGTCGGCGATAAAAAATCGATCACCGTCGAAATGCTCGAGGGCGAGGCGCACAGCGTCACCACGGTCTCCGGGTCGCGCCAGCATGCGTATGCGGAAATCGATCTGCTCGAGCGCGAGGTCGAGGTCCTGGCCTCGGGCCTCCACGATCGCATCGTGCTGCTGTGCCTGGGCGCGACGGCGACCGCGCTGGCCTATCGGCTCTCGTGGAAGGGGATTCACGCGCTCGATCTCGGTCACATCGGGATGTTCATGCGGCACGCCGGCGCGTACCTCTACCAGGTCAACGATCTGACCAGCGCGCCGTACCGGCAGCAGCTGGCGCAGCTGCATCGCAAACGCAGCTGGGGCGCCGACGGCGCGAAACATGCCGAGGCGGTCGAGGCCTTCGCGACCGGTCTCGAGGCCGAGACGTTGCTCGATTACGGCTGCGGCGAGGCGAAGCTCGCGGCCGCGCTGCCGGCGTTCCGGTGGCAGAACTACGATCCCGGCGTCATGGCGCACGCGAAAATGCCCAAGCCCGCCGACCTGGTCGTGTGCACGGACGTGCTCGAGCACGTCGAACCCACCAAGCTCACCGCGGTGCTCGATCATTTGTGGCGCCTCGCCGCGCGCGCCGCCTACTTCGTGATCTCGACCAAGCCAGCGAACGCAGTCTTGCCCGACGGCCGCAACGCCCACCTGATCGTCGAGCCGGCCGACTGGTGGCTCACCGAACTGCGGCGCATCGGCTGGTCGGTCGAGGGTGCGCAGGCCACAGGCAAGGAGCTTCGCGTATGGCTGCGCAAGACGTAAAACGCGTGACCGTGCTCGGCGGCGGCTGGTCCGCGAGCCAACTCGATTTGCGCAAGCTGCCCGGCTTCGTGATCGCCGTGAACGATGCGGCCATCTATGCGCCGCGCGTCGACGCGGTCGTGTCGATGGATCGGATCTGGACCGAGCGGCGATTCGGCTCGATATCGCGGTTTGGCAAACCCGTTTGGCTGCGTCGCTCGACCATGAAGAACGTCAAGGCCGACGGCCTCGAGCACGTCCACCTGTTCGACTGCGACCACACGTCGACCACACTCACCGACGAACCCGGCTGCCTCAACGGCACGCACTCGGGGTTCTGTGCGCTCAATCTCGCCTATCAGATGCGCCCGGCCGAGCTCTACCTGGTCGGCTTCGACATGAAGCGCGGACCGAAAAACGAGGCGCACTGGTTCCCGCAATATCCCTGGGTGGAAGGCCACGCCACCGGGGATAAGCGCCTGGCCGAGTGGGGCGCGCAGTTCGACACCGCCGCCCAGCAGCTGCGCGCCGTGGGGATCTCGACGTGGCTCTGCGGCTCGAGCTCCGCCGTGCATGCGTTCGGCCGCATCAGTCGCGCCGATCTCGAGGCGACCGCGCAATGCGCCTCGTGAGGTGCCCAAAATGCAATGAAGACCGGCCAATGCCGAAGAACTGGACGCGCATGTCGCTGGCTCGGCGAGCCGCGAGGCTTTGCGTCAGCTGCGCCCACACGAAGCATGGGATGAGCAGGACGCGCCTTCACAAAGAGTGGGAGTGGATGCGCAGCCGCTGTGGCGTGACGGCGTGCTGCAACCCGTCGGCGAAAAAATACTACGTGGATCGCGGGATAAAGATTTGCGCGGAGTGGGACAGCTTCGAAACATTTGCGGCGTGGGCTCTCTCGCACGGCTATGCAGACCACCTCACGATTGACCGCAAACGTTCGAATCTCGATTACGAGCCGTCCAATTGTCGATGGGTCACCATGGAGGATAACCTTCGGAATCGAGCCGCGTGAGAAAACTCACGCTGTGTTTCCCCTATTATTGCAACGCGGGAATGCTGCGGCTCCAGTTCGAGCGGATACGGGCGTACGGCGCCGATGTGCTCGAGCAGCTGGCGGTGATCGTGGTCGACGACGGATCGCCGGACGGCGACGCACAGGGCGAGCCGATAGGCTGCCCGCTGACCATCTTCAAGATCGGGGTCGACGTGCGCTGGAACCAGGACGCGGCGCGCAACATCGCAGCGCACCACGCGACCACGCCGTGGCTGCTCCTGACCGATATCGATCACATCGTTCCACACGCAACGATGGCGGCCATCCTTGGCACCGAACGGCCGGCCAAGCACGTCTACCGCTTCGAGCGGCGCACGCTCGAGCGCGACGGCGACCTGTCGAGGTACAAACCGCACCCGAACAGCTGGCTGATGACGCGCGCCCTCTTCGAGAAGATCGGCGGCTACGACGAACGCTATGCGGGCTTCTACGGGACCGATGCGGAATTTCGCGATCGGGTGAACCAGCACGCCAAAATCGTGATGCTGCCGCAGTGGCTGATCAGGGTTCCCCGTACCGTCGTGCCCGACGCCTCGACCACCACCTACGGGCGCAAAGAGCCGATGGATGCCTTCGGCATGCCGCGCGTCACCGCGGCCCGCGCCCTCGAAGGCGCCTGGACGCCGCGCCGGCTCACGTTCCCCTATAGGAAACTTTTCGAGTCGCCGTGCTGACAACCTTTGTCTGCTGGAAGTGGACGCCGGCGCGCGGCTATCGATCGAAGTTCGGCCCGGCCACGGTCAACGTGCTGCACAGCATGCTCACGCGCCATTACCATGCGCCGTTCGAACTGGTGTGCATCACCGACGATGCGGTCGGGATCTCGCCGGATGTGCGGATCATCAAACTGTGGAGCGACTACGCGAATGTCCCCAGCCCTCACGGACGCGGAAATCCAAGCTGCTATCGACGCCTTCGAATGTTCTCTCGTGAGGCAGCTGGCTTCCTCGGTCCCCGGTTCGTTTCGCTCGATCTCGATGTCGTTATCGTCCGCGACATCACCGGGCTATTTGCTGAAGATCTCGATTTCAAAATCTACGGCGACACCGCGCGCGGCACCCCCTATAACGGCTCACTGATCCAGCACAAAGCCGGAACCCGGCCCCAACTCTGGGAACAATTCGACCCGCTGACTTCGCCGCTCCTGGGGCTCAAGGCGCACTACATTGGCAGCGACCAGGCGTGGATCGGGGTGTGCCTGGGACCCAACGAGCCGAAATTCACGGAGCGCGACGGCGTATATTCCTACCGCAACCAGATCGCGCCGCGGCATGGTGGACATCTGCCGACCAACGCTCGAATGGTCATCATGCACGGCCACGTCGATCCCTGGGAGCCGCACATGCGACGCAAGCACAGCTGGATCATGGAGCACTACCGATGAACTCACCGCGCGGCCAGTACATCTCGCTCGATGACGCCAAGTTCCAGCTGTCGATCGACCTGGGCAACACCTATTGGGATTCGCGCATCGAAGACCTGATCGGCGCCGCGATCGATTGGGCCGAGAACTTCACGCAGCGCTCGCTCGCCGAGCTCGTGGAGCTCAACTCCCCGAGCGATTCGAATCCGCAGCCCGCCCCGGACCCCAAGGACTCGCCCAGCTGGATCGATCCGTATCCCGCCGCGCTCGATGTCACCAACATCGTCAACGGCCCGGGCGTGCAGGCCTGGTACGGCTGGGAAGGCTGGACGCAGGAAACCTGGCTCGCGTATTGGGCGAATAACCCGATGCTCAAAGATCAATCGCAGCCGCTGCGCCGCGACGTCAAAGCCGCGATCCTGCTGTACATGGAGTCGCTGTTCGATCGCAACACCGACAACTTCGAACTGATCGAGACGCGCTGCGAGTCGATGCTGTTCCCGTACCGCGTCGGGATGGGCGTATGAAACTCGCGCTTGAAATTTTCGGCTACGGGGTAGGGGCGCTTGTCGTCATTGGGATCATCCTCTTGATCATCGCCGTGTTCTTCACGGACTACAGCAAATGAGCGGCTGCGGCCTGTGCGGCAAGGTCCGCGCCCACCTGCCGGCAGCGATCCGCGCGCGCCTGGCCGTCGTCGAAGCGCGCTTGCAAGCGAAGAAAAAACGGCTATCGTCTCCGTCAAACACCACCACGGCGCCCACCGGCCGCGCCGCTTCGCCACCACAATTGCCGACAATTCCGTCGGGTGGCGACGGCGCGGAGGCGGCCAAGTAAATGGGCGCCGGGGTTCGCCGTCGGCAGATCCGCCCCACCATGTCGGGCGAACTGCGCCACGTCGGCAATCTCGAAGTGCGCGCCGGCGGCCTCGATGCGTCGGGCACGCCGTCGCAGGACTTTGTGCTGTGGGCCGAGAACGTGCTGTTCGCGATTGACGACTGGAAGTCGCCCGAGACGTTCCAGGCGCAGCAGGTCGAGGGCCAGCAGACCACTCGCATCCGGATCCGCTATCGGCCGGGCGTCCTTGCAGGCATGCGGCTGGTGTACTGCACGAACCCCGGTCAATCGCCGGCGATCTTCGAGTACTACGAAATCACTGGCCTCACGCGCGACATCACGCTGCGCGTCGAGATCCAGCTGAATTGCATCAAGCGCGACGCCGCCGGCTTTCGCGCGGGAGCCACCCCGTAATGGCCGCCTCGTCCACGCTCGAGGGCGTCGCCGCACTCACCGCGCAGCTGCAGGCCTTGGGCAAGCTCGAGGACGGTCTCGCGTTGAAACGCGCCTGCAAGGCCGGGATCAAACCCGCGCTGCTGCGCGCCCAGGAGCTCATCGCGGTGGGCACAATTCCGTTTCGCACCTATGACGGATTGCTGGTCGCGCCGGGCTTCGCGAAGCTGAGCTTGCGCACCATCTCAACCATCAATTCGGCGAAGAACGTTGCGAGCGGTATTTTGGGCGTGCGGCAGCGGGCCTACTACGCGACTCAGTTCCTCGAGTTGGGCACGCGCAAGATGGCGGCCCAGCCGTGGCTGCGGCGCTCGCTTCTCGAGACGCGCGATGCCTGCGAGGAAGCGTTCCGCGCGAACCTGCTCAAGTCGGTCTTGAAAGCGGCGAAAGGCCAATGACGCTCGAGCAAGGCATCCTGCAGTTTCTCTCAGGCGTCGCACCCGTGACGGCGGTCGTGGGCACCAACCTTTATGGGCTGATCCGCGAGCGGCTGCCGCCCCAGGTCGCGCAGCTGCCGGCCGTGATGGTCCAGCGCACCACGACGCTGCGCGATGTGCTGTTCTGTGGCACCGACACGCTGGTCTCGACCGACATGCAGGTGGACTCCTACGCCATGACCGGCGACGATGCGTGGGCGCTGGCGAAGGCGCTGCGCAAGGCGCTCGTCGATTTCACCGGCAATTTCGGCGAGGTCGCGATCGACACGGTGCACCTGACCAACGAGTTTCCGATGACCGATCCCGAGCCCGGGATCATTCGCATAGTTCAGCTGTACAACATTTGGTATCAGGAGGATTGAAACGATGGACACCCCTAGCTCAGCTTTCGTTGGTAAAGTTTTTTTGGAGGTCGGCAACGGCGAGTCGCCCGAGACCTTCTCTCGCTATTGCGAGGTTGCCGACATGTCCGGCATCGGCACCAAGAACGATCAGGTCGATGTCACCACGTTCTGCTCCAACGGCTTCAAGGAGTATGTCGCGGGCCTCTCCGACGGCAGCGAAATGTCGTTTGGTGCGAACTTCTCGATGGACGAGCCCATTCAAGAGCAGCTGATGGACGACGTCGACGACAAGAATCGCCGCAACGTCCAGATCGTGGTCGAGGGCTCATCGCCGCCCTACATTTTCCACGCCGAGCTCGCGATGCTCTCGTACGATTTCGTGCCGAGCGTCAGCAAGCAAAACACCATCAAGTTCACCGGTAAGTCCACCGGCCGACTCGCGCGCACGTCATGAGTGAGCTCGATTTCAAAGCGAACGAGATCTCGATTCGCGGGCGCACCTATCGCGTGCGGGAATTATCGGGCGCCGAGATGGCCGAAGTGCGCCGGCTCATCAACCACGGCGAGCAGCACCGCTCGGAGCCGTACGTCGCGTGGAAATGCACTCTCGAGCCGCCTGTCGCGAGCGAGGCAGCCGCGATGGCGCTGCCGCAGATCGTGGTCGACAAGGTGAGCGCCGAAGCGTTTCGCTTGACCAAGCTCGATGATCCCAAGGAGGGCGAGCCGGCAAAAAACGCTTAACGCCCCAGGAGCTCTTCGAGCATCGGCTCGCGGCATTGTTGGGGCGCTCGATCGTTGAGATCGGGCGGCTGACGCATCGCGAGACCGAACGCTGGAAATTGTACTGGCGCGAGGAACCGTGGGGACCGATGCGCGATAACACGCACGCCGCGATGATCGTCACGGAACTGCTAAAGCCTCATCTCAAGGAGGGCGCGAAAATTTCCATCGACGATTACCTGTTGAAGCTCCCCGAGGATCGCGACGCCGAGGCCGCGAGCATCCTCGTCCAGAAGCTCGACTACGCCGCCTACCAGGAACGCCGCGCCGCGCGCCGCGCCGCGCGCCAGGTCACCCAGGCCGCAAAAGGGAAACGCCGATGACCGATCTCGCCGCACTCGTCGTTCGGATGCAGGCTGACAACAGCCAGTACATCAAGGCGCTCGACCAGGCCACCAGCAAGCTCCAGTCCTTCTCGAAAGATTCGAACGAAGCGCTCGCAGGGCTTGCCGATAAAATCGGCAGCGCCTTCGCCGTCGGCAAGATCGCGGAGTTCGCCGCCTCGAGCATCGAGAGCGCGGCCTCGCTCGAGCGGCTGTCGCAATCCGCCGGCGTGTCGGTCGAAGGTCTCTCCGCGATGACCCTCGCGGCGGCCGCCTCCGGACTCTCGCAGGACGAGCTCGGCCTGTCGCTCAAAAAGCTGAACGTCAATATCGCCGAGGCCGCCGGCAACGCCCAGAGCAAAGCCGCCGTCGCATTCCGCGCGCTCGGGATCGACGTCAAAAACGCCAACGGCAGCATCAAGGACGCCGGCCAGATCCTGCCCGAGATCGCGAACAAGTTCGCGCAGATGGCCGACGGGCCCAACAAGACCGCCTTCGCCGTGCAGCTGCTCGGCCGTCAGGGCCAGGCGCTCATCCCGGTGCTCGACCAGGGCGCCGCAGGCCTCGCCGCTTTCAAGGCGCAAGCCGAGGCGGCCGGTATCGTCATGTCGGGGCAGCTGGCGGCTGCCGCCGAGGAGTTCTCGCAGAAACTCTCCATCGCCAAAGCGACCGCCGTCGACGGCCTGGGGATCGCGATCTCCGCGCAGTTGCTGCCGGTTCTCAATTCGTTGGTCTCGAGCTTCGAGGCGAACGGCACGGGCGGCGAGAAGTTCCGCGTCATCGCCGAGGAAATCACCACCGCCGTGCAGCTGGTCGCGAGCGTCGTCATCGAAGCGGTCGCGCAGTTCCAGAAGTGGGGGACGGCGATCGGTGCGACGGCGGCCGCCGCGGTCCAGGCCGCGCAGGGCAACTTCACCGAGGCCGCCGAGATTTGGAAGCAGGGCGCGGCCGACAACGTCGCCACCGAAAAAGCCGCAACCGATGCGCTCGCCGGTCTCTGGCACCAACAGACCGCGACCGAGATCGCGGCCGCGAAAGAGGCCTTCGACGCCAAAGAGGCGCTGAACAAGGGCAAAGGGTCAGGACCGAATCTCGAGGCGGCCGAAGCGGGAGCCGCCGGCGCCAAGGAGCTCGAAAAGTATCGCGACGGCCTGAAAGATCAGGCCTCCGCGTTCGACCTGGGCGGCGCCGCCTTGACCGCGTACAAGTTGAAGTTCGGGCCGCTCGCCGACGCGATCAAAGCCGCCGGCGCCGAAGGGCAGAAGATCGCGAAAGAAGCGCAGTCCTGGGCCAACAAGCTGCAGCTCGAGGTCGATACCAAAAAAACCGACGCGACCCGGGTCGCGCTCGAAAATCAGGTCCAAGCGTTCGGCCTCGGCCGGCTCGCGGCCGAGCAGTACGCGATCACCACCGGCGAGCTCGGCAAAGCCTTCGACCGGATGGGCACGGCCGGCAGGGACGCCCAGAAGAATATTCTGTCGCTCAAAGCCGCGCAGATCCGGCAGGAGGATGCCGCCGGCATCACACAGCTCGACAACGAAGCCCTGAAACTCGCCGGGCATTTGCATGAGGCCGCCATGTCGTCGCTCGAGCTGCAGACGCGCCAACAGCGCGCGGACTACACCGCGACCGGCAATCAAACGGGCCTCGACGATCTCGACCGGCAGCAGCATCAGGTCGACCTGCAGGGGCTCATCAACGATCTGAACCTGCGGGCCGATGCGATCAAGCAGCAGCTCGAGATCACCACGGCCGCGTTGGATGCCGAGGTCACCACCGGGCAGAAAACCGAACTCGAGGGCCAGCAGGCGATCGCCGCGGCGCGCTTGCTCGCGCTCGGCCAGCTGCAGGCGATCGGCGCCCAGGAGCAGACCATCGCCAACGACGCCGGCGCGAGCAACGTCCAGCTCGTCGCCGGGGTGCAGAAATTTCAATCGAGCCTGGTCGCGCTGCAGGCGACCACGACGCAGCTGGAGAATTCGGTGCGCTCCGGACTCGAGTCGGCCTTCGCCGATAACTTCTCGAAGCTCATCAGCGGCGCAGAGTCGTTTCGCAAGGCGCTGCGCTCGTTTTTTACCGACATCGAGAAGCAACTCGACCAGCTGGTCGCGAAGGACTTCTCGCAGAGCGTCTTCGGCACGGGCGGCGCCGGCGGCGGCGTTGCGGGCGCGCTCGCCGGTATTTTTGGCGGCGGCCTCGGCGGCGGCGGGGCGGGCGGCATGAACGGCATCATGGGTTTGTTCGGCGGCGGCGGCGCGGGCGTCGCCTCGACCGGCGCGGCGGCGGCGGGCGTGAGTCAGGACTCGATCGCGAACTCGATCTCCGTCGCGCTGCCCGGGTTCGCGGAGGGCGGCACGCTCGGCGCGAATCGCTGGGGCATCGTCGGCGAGAAGGGCAAGGAGCTCGTCTATTCCGGCGCGCACAACATGAACGTGATCCCGGCCGCGTCGGGCAAGACGCAGAACGTCACCAACCATTTCACGATCCAAGCGCCGGGCGGCACGATCTCGCGGGCGTCGCAGATGCAGACCGCGGCGGCGGCCGCGCGCTCGCTCGCCCAGGCCAATAGGCGGAACAATCAATGACGATCATTCCGGATCTCGCGGAGACCTTCCCGGGTTGCCCGACCTACGGGTTCATTCCCGAGCCGAACCTGCTGGTCAAGATCACGGCGCGCGAAGGCGGCTTCGAACGGCGCGACCGCAAGTGGTCGCGGTTCCTGTGGAAATATACCGGCGTGCCAATGGGCGACCAGCCGCAGGAAGACATTCTCGACATCTACGATTTCTGGCTCGCGATGGGCGCGACGTGGTCGGGCTTTCGCTTCAAAGACTGGATGGACTTTCAGTCGTGCCGCATCTCCCGCACGCCGGCGGCGACCGATCAGCCGCTCGAGGCCTCCGCCGACTCGCCGGCGAATTTCCAGCTGGTCAAGGAGTACACCACGAAAAGCGGCCGCACCACGCAGCTGCGCGAGATCACGCGGCCGATCGGATCCACCATCATGATCGCGAACGATGTGGGCGCACCGCAAACCGATTGGACCTTGAACGAAGCGACCGGCGTCGTGTCGATCGGCGACGGTTTCGCGGGCACGCCCACCAGCTGGGGCGGCCAGTTCGACGTGTGGGTGCGCTTCGACGCGCAGTTCAATCCCACGATCTCCAATCATGAAATCATGAGCGTCACCGTGCAGCTGGCGGAAATCCGGACGCCGCTCGCGTGAGACTGCTGCTCGACATCCTGTGCGGGCTCGGGCTGGTGCTGATCGTGGGCGCGTTCGTCGCCGCGGTGGCGTCGCTGTTCATCTTCACGAATTGGCGCGTCGGTCCGTGAAGACGATCCCGGCGCAGCTGCTCGCCGACTTGAAGGCCGATGCCACGTCCCTCGCGTTTCTCTGGACGATCCAGATGGGCAACGGCGAGATGATCCGCGGCACCGAGCACGATCGGGACATTACGATTCCGACCACCGGCGACTCGCCGGTCGACATCTTCGCCGGCACTTACTACGCGGTCGCGAACGTCACCGCCGGCGACGTCTCGAGCAACACCGACCTGTCGGTCGACAATTTGGAAGTGACCGGCGCTTTCCAGGGCGACACCGACGCGGATTCCCCGCCGCGCGGCAACACCGTGCTCGATGTGACGGTCGACGATATCGAAGCGGGCCTGCTCGACGAGGCGCCCGTGACCGTGCTGGTATGCAACTGGATGGAGCCCGCCCACGGCTACTACATCATCAAGTCGGGTTTCTTGGGAACCATCAGCCGCGACAGCGACGGCAAGTACACGACCGAAGTTCGAGGCCTCACGCAGCTGCTGTCGCAGACCGTGATCCGCACCTTTACCGCGTCGTGCAACGTGGTCGAGTTCGGCGACGCGCGCTGCAAATTCAACGTGACTCCCCACATCATCACCGGCACGGTGGCGGAACCCGACACCCTGCAGCAGTTCTCCGTCGACCTGGTGCAGGGCTCGCCGCCGTCGGGCTTCAGCTACGTCGGCGGCAAGCTGACGTTCACCAGCGGCGCCAACGCCGGTTACTTTCGCGAGGTCAAGCTCGATCCCAATGCGAACGGCGGCGTGGTGCAGTTTTGGGATCAATTCCCGAACCCGATGGCGCCGGGTGATGCGTTCACGCTCAAGCCGGGCTGCGATCGCCAGCCGCTCACCTGCGGCAAGATCTACGGCAACATCCTGAATATTCGCGCGTTCGGCCTGTACATCCCCGGCCTCGATTCGCTCACCGCCGGCCCGACGACCACCAGCGAGCTCGGCTCATGATCACGCCCGACGCCCTGATCGCCCAGGCGCGCGAGTGGCTCGGCGTGCGCTTCTTGCACCAGGGCCGCACGCGGATGGGCTGCGACTGTTTGGGATTCATCGGCGGCATGCTCGCCGAGCTCGGCTGCACGGTCGGCCTCGAGAACCTGCCGTTGAACTATGCGAGGAACCCGCAAGCACTGCTGGTCGATACCCTGAATCGCGTCACGCACACGATCGAGCTACAGCCGGCCGCGCTGGTGCTGATCCAGTTCCCGAACACCAGCCACCCGTCGCACGCCGGCATCTTCACCGGCTCGACGCTGATCCACTGTTACCAGGGTGTCGGCCGCGTGGTCGAACACGGCTATCAGCGGCCCTGGATCAAGCGCACCGCCGGCTTCTGGGCGATCCCGATGGTGATGTATCTCTAACCTGGGCCAAGCAGCGCTGATCGTCGTCGGGACGGTCGTCGGCGCGTATTTTGGCAATCCCGAATTGGGTTTCGCGCTTGGGAGCCTGGCGGGCTCCGCGCTGTTCCCGACGCAGCTGCCGGCCGGCCCGCAACTCACCGACAACCGAACCACCACCAGCACCATCGGCGAACCCGTGCCGATCTTGGCCGGTACCGCGTGCGTCTCGGGCACGGTCATCTGGCTCGCGCCGTACGTCGAGAGCGAAAACAACGTGGGCTCTAAAGGCGGTCCGCAACAGGAGCAGTACAGCTACCAGCAGTCGATCGCGATCGGGTTTTGCGAGGCGATTAAGGACGGCGACACAGCGATCGCCGGCGTCTCGCGCATCTGGGAAAACGGCACGCTCGTATACGACATCCGGCCCCAGCAGCCTGCGAGCACGGAGCTCGGGACGCTCGCCGAGACCGACGATCAATATGCAGATCGGCTCGCCGCTTCGGCGGTCTACGCCGAGACGTTTGTGCTGTATCTCGGCAGCGAAGATCAAATGCCGGACCCGACCATCGAAGCGCTCCAGGGCGTCGGCATGACGCCGGCGTTTCGCGGCCTCGCGTACATCGTTTATCCGCTGCGGCTGTTGCAGACCGCGCAGGCCTGGCGACATCCGAACTTCAAATTCGAGTGCTACCAAGCGGGCACCGGCCTGTGCACCGACACCACGGAGTACTCGAACCATG